TCAAAAAAAGTTATTAAATATCTAGCAGAAAATAGACCAAATACATCTTTGAGTCTAGAAGTGTTTGCTGATGAAAATGACGAAATGTATGAACAAGCAAAGAAAATTGATTCTTGGGGTAAAGAGAAAGACTATGATGTTTATGTAAAGATTCCAATTCAAAATACAAAAGGTATTAATAACTATGATGTTATTGATACTCTTAATTTTGAAAATGTAAAATTAAATGTTACAGCTGTTTTTACAACAGATCAAGTTGTAGATGTTATAGAAAGAGTTGTTTCTGAAACTCCGATGATTATATCAATATTTGCTGGTAGAATAGCAGACACTGGAGTAAATCCAGAAGAAATTATTAGTGAATCTATTTTATATAGAAAATTAGTGAAACCAAGAACACCTATTGAGTTTCTTTGGGCTTCTTCAAGAGAAGCATATAATTATGTTCAAGCAGAAAAATCTGGTTGTGACATTATTACAATGTCACCAGATTTAATTAAAAAGGTAGGTAAATTCGGAAAAGATTTAGATTTGTTTTCAATTGAAACAGTTCAAATGTTTTACGATGATGCAGTAAAATCAGGATACAGGATAGACTAATGGGATTTGAAGAGAACGAAATTTCACAAAATGCAAATGGTGGAACTGAAATTGCTAAAAGAATGCTTGGTGATATTATTGACCCAAAACTTCTTGAAGAGTTTCAAATTGTTTGTTCCAGACAAAGAGATTTTGATTGGGAAAAGATTAGAGTTTTCTGGTGTCACGATTTACCAGAAGACCCAGAATCAGCAAAATTCAAAGATAAAGAATTTTTAAATAGTTTTCATAAGTTTGTGTTTATTAGTGACTGGCAGTATCAAAGATATCAACTAGTTCACAATCTTCCATATGACGATAAGTCTATTGTTTTGGAAAGTGGTATTGAACCAGCACCAGAATCTTGTTTGGAAAAAGATAATGATACTATTAGATTAGTATATACATCAACACCACAACGAGGATTAGAGATTCTTGTTCCAGTGTTTAAATATTTGACAGAACGCCATAAGAATATTCATCTTGATGTGTTTTCAAGTTTTAAAATTTATGGTTGGGATGAAATGGATAAACAGTTCGAACCATTATATGATGAGATTAGAGAACATCCAAATATGACATATCACGGATTTGTTCCAAACAATGAACTAAAAGAACACCTAAACAAATCACATATTTTTGCTTATCCTTCTACCTGGGTAGAGACAAGCTGTAGAGCAATGTTAGAAGCAATGTCTGCTGGTCTAGTTTGTGTTCATCCAAATTATGGTGCATTAGCAGAAACTTCTGGTTCTTTGAATATTATGTATCAAGGAAATATTGATAAAGGAAAACACGCAAATGTGTTTGTAAATCATTTGAATGCTGCTATTGAGTTTGTTAAAAGCAACAACCATAAAGATATGATTAACTTCAATAAAACATTTGTAGATTCTCGATATAATATTCAGCGAATTAAAGGTATGTGGGAACTTATGATGAAAAATCTTCTTGATGAATATAAAGAAAAAGAATCTAGAGGCAAACCATCAGAAGTGTTTGTATATGATTCACAATGATAGTTTCAAAAACACCTTTAAGAATTAGTTTCTTTAGTGGGGGTAGTGATACCCCTGCATTCTACAAAAGAGAAGATGGTGCTGCTCTTTCGGTAACAATAGATAAGTTTATTCACGTTATTGTGAGAAAAACACCTAATCTTCCTATTAAAACTATGTTTGATGTTGTTGATGAATCAGATAACATTGAAGAGATGAAGCATATTATTTCAAGAGAATCTCTTAAACTTTTTAATATAGATTCTGAAATAACAATAGCATCTTTATCAGATATATTTTCAAATGGTTCTGGTCTTGGTTCGTCTTCTGCCTTTACTGTAGGTCTTGTTAATAGTCTATTTAAGATAAATAATACAGATGCATTAAAAGAAACAATAGCAAAATGTGCTTGTGATATTGAAATGAATAGATGTGGTTATCCTGTTGGTAAACAAGACCAATATGCAGCTGCTTATGGTGGATTTAATTTATTAAAATTTTATAGTGACCAAAATGTAAGTATTGAAAAAATACATAGTGAAAACATTCCAAAACTAAATGATAATCTATTGTTAGTATATAGTGGAAGAGGTAGAGTTGGAAATGATTTTTTACAAAAACAATCTGATGCTATGTTAAATGATGAAAAATTTAATAGAGTTAAACAGAATAGAGATTTGGCATTCGAAGGAATAAAATATATTTTATCTGGTGATTTAGACTCTTTTGGTGATCTTTTACACCAATCTTGGATAAATAAGAGACAGATTGTAAATGATATTACAGAGGATTATTTGGATAATATTTATAATATAGCAAAAGAATCTGGTGCTATTGGGGGTAAATTGTTAGGTGCTGGTGGTGGAGGATTCTTTGTATTTTATGTAAAGGAAGATAAAAGAGAAGAAGTTATTCATACTCTTAAAAATAAAACAAATTGTAAGATTTTTCCTTTTAAATTCTATGATGAAGGAACTAAAATTATGAGTTACGAATAGTTCTTGACAATTAAATCAATAAGGAATATAATATCATATGTCAGAAAATAATAACGTAATTCAATTTCCAAAAGAAAAAATACAAACACCAACACAATACGATGAAAAAATATTATCATCTAATATTTTAGATATAAAAATAAACCATATTAATGAAGCTTTAATGATTATACTACCATCATTGTTTAATAATATTGATATAGCAGGATTTCCTCCTTCAGAAGCAATTGGAGATGATGATGTAAAGGATATTAATTTAATAGTTGAATCATTAAGATCTTTACTTTGTAAATACTATGATGTAAAACATCCTTTTCAGGATTTAGCAGAGAAGGTCTTTGAAAAAGAAGAAGAAACTGACGAATATGCATTAACTAAAAAATTAGATTTAGAATTTGACACTGATAAAATAGGAGAGGATATAAATATCCAATAAGAAGATGATTATTGTTGATACAAGTCAGGTGATGCTTTCTAACTTAATGATGCAAATTGGTAATCATACTAATGCAAAATTAGAAGAAAATATGGTAAGACATATGATTTTGAACTCTTTAAGATCTTATAATATGAAATTTAAGAATGAATATGGAAAAATGATTTTATGCTGTGACGGATCAAACTGTTGGAGATATGATTATTTTCCATATTATAAAAGATCTAGAAAGAAAAATAGAGAAAATTCAGAACTAGATTGGAAAACTATTTTTGAATTTATAAACAGTATAACGGAAGAGATTAAACAATATCTTCCATATAAAGTTTTAAAATGTGAAGGTGCTGAGGCAGATGATATCATCGCAACCTTGGTAAAACAAAATAAGGAAGAAAATATTCTTATTCTTTCAGCAGATAAAGATTTTATTCAGTTACATACTGATAAAGTAAAACAATATGATCCTGTGAGAAAAAGATGGATTTCTAATAAAGATCCTAAAACATATTTACTCGAACATATTTTAAAGGGTGATTCATCTGATGGCATTCCGAATGTGTTGTCAAGTGATGATACTTTTGTTGTAGGAAAAAGACAAAAACCTATGACAAGAAAAAGATTAGATTATTATCTGTCACTTGATGATAATTCTATAGAAAAAGAATTAGGTAAAAGATATCAAAGAAATAAAACACTTATAGATTTGAACTATATACCTGATAATATTGTTGAAAAAATTGATGATGAGAAAAATAAAAATCAGACTGATGATAGATCAAAAATGATGAATTATTTTATTGATAAAAAACTTAAAAATCTAACTGAAAATATTTCTGAATTTTAATGGAGTTATAAATGCAAACCTCTACCTATGAAGTCTTAGAAAAAATTGGTAAACTAAGAAGAACAAAAGAAAAAGTGGATGCACTTAGAGCAAATGATAGTTATGTTATTAGAGTTATTCTACAGGGTGTGTTTGATGAATCAGTAAAATGGTTACTTCCAGAAGGCGATCCACCGTATACACCTAATGATTTAGTAGATCAAGAAGGCATTCTCATAAACGAAGCAAGAAAAATACTTTATTTTGTAGAAGGATTTCACGATTTGCCAACTGCAAAAAGAGAACAAATGTTTATTGATCTTTTAGAGCAAGTAGATCCAAAAGATGCAATTCTACTATGTGCTGCGAAAGAAAAGAAATTGCCATTTAGAGGTATTACTATTCAACACGTTAAAGAAGCATTTCCAGGGATGATTCAAAATGGGTAGAGTTAAAAACAAATTTAAAGATTATGACTATGAATATGATGAATACAATGATGATACTCTATTGAAAGAAGAGAAGAAAAAAAGGAGAAAACAAAGGAAAATAAAAACTGCACTAAAGACTAAAAATATACAAGAGCTTATGTCTTATGAGGATGATTACTGATGCCAACATACAGTTTTAAAAATAATTTAACAAATGAAGAGTTTACTGATTTTATGTCTATCTCTGAGTTAGATTCATTTTTAAAAGAAAATCCTCACATAGTTCAATTAGTCAGTGCTCCTAGTATTGTGTCTGGTGTATCAGGAAAGAAACCAGATGCAGGATTTAGGGATTTATTAAAGGACATGAAAAGTAAACATTCTAGGGGGATTTCACGTTCAACCATCAACACTTTCTAGAAGAAGGTAATACATGTCATCAAGAAGAGAAAAAAGAATACTAAGAAAAGAAACAAAGAAACCATCTTTTAACATAAAGACAATAAATCCATTAACTAATAATCAACAAATAGCATTTGATGCTTATGACGACGGTAAAAATCTTATGTTACATGGTATAGCTGGAACTGGTAAAAGTTTTATATCTTTGTATCTTGGACTTGATGAACTAATAAACGGCAACTCTAATTATGATAAAATTATTATTATAAGAAGTGTTGTGCCAACAAGAGACATGGGGTTCCTTCCAGGCAATACTAAAGAAAAAGCAAAGGCATATGAATCCCCCTACTATGCCATTTTCACAGAATTGTTTGGAAGGTCTGATGCATATGACTATATGAAAAATAAAAATCAAGTTGAATTTATGACAACTTCATTTATTAGAGGCGTTACATTTAATAATGCCATTATTATAGTCGATGAAATTGCAAACTGTACTTTACACGAACTTGATTCTGTAATTACTAGAATTGGTAAAAATTGTAGAATTATGTTTTGTGGTGATTTTAGACAATCAGATTTCATAAAGAAAGCTGATAGAGGTGGATTACTAGATTTTCTGCGTATTATTCAAAAAATGAAATCATTTGAATTTATTGATTTTGATGAGAATGATATTGTTAGATCTAGTCTCGTGAAAGATTATATTATACAAAAGGACAGACTTAAAATTGCAACGCAAGCTATTTAATCATAAGCTTGTTACACCAATTGAACTGACAACTGAAAACATAGATAATAAAAGATACTATGTTTTACCTGATGGAAATAAACTAAAGTCAGTCACAACAGTCTTGTCGGAGAAATCTGACAAGACTGCTTTGTTTGAATGGAAGAAAAGAGTTGGTGAAGAACAAGCACAAAAAATAACAACACAGGCATCTATTCGTGGAACAGCATTTCATAATATTGCTGAACGATATGTCTTGAATGAAGAAGATTACAAGAAAAAAGAAATGCCTGTTAACATAGATTCCTTTAATCAAATAAAACCAATGCTTGACAAATATGTTGATAACATATATGGTACAGAGTTAGCTTTATATTCTAAGGTTTTAGGAGCAGCGGGAAGAACAGATTTAGTCGCTGAATATGATGGTGTTCCATCAATTATAGATTATAAAACTTCTCGTAAAATTAAAAAAGAAAAATGGATACAAAACTATTTTTTACAATCAACAATTTATTCTATGATGTTTGAATATCATTATAAAATAAAAATACCACAGATTGTAATATTAATGGCAGTAGACCACGAAAATCCACAGATATTTGTAAAACAACGAAAACATTATGTGAATGAAGTTATTAAAACTTTTGTAGGTTGATATGTTTATTGAATCTAAATATGTAGAACTAATATCCCCACAACTGAGAAACTTTAAAAAAACAGATAAAACTGTCTATAATTTTTCTTGTCCTGTTTGTGGAGATTCTAAACGAAATAAAAGAAAGGCAAGAGGTTATATTTATGAGAAAGGTGAATATTATATATTTCACTGTCATAATTGTTCAGTCTCTATGACATTTGATAAGTTTTTAAAAGAGATTGATGAAACAGTATACAAAGAATATTTGTTTGAAAAGTTTCAAAATAAAAAATATCAAACTAATGAAAACATAACCTCTTTTACTCAAAAAATGAAAGCACCAAAGTTTTTAGATTTTGAACCATTAA